CATCATCTTCACCGCGAGCCGGAATTTGAATCGCCCTTGAATTCTTCTGGCTATCAGGGAGGGAGAAAAATTTAAATTCTTCGTTGCTTCCTTTTATCCTGAAAATTTCTCTTGTCTTCATCTTTCTCGTCCTCCTCATTTTTATCTTCTATATATATATTATAATTTATTTATAGAAGAAAGTCAAGCGTTTTTGAAAAATATTTTCTGTGCTTTCTTCATATTATTATACCTTGACTTCCAATTTTCTTTCTCTCGTATCTCCTGCTGGAATAATTGTATCCGCAGTTCTTGTTCTGCCCTTTGCCCATTTTCTCAAACCACTGATAATTTCTTTTGCGGTTTCTGCCAAAGGTCTTGTTTCTCTTGCCGCCTGCATTAAATGCCTCTGCTCTAATTCTATTTCTTCGTCAAATGCCTGAAATAATGCGGCGATAACAACTTCCTCTAACTCTGCCCCGCTATAGGTATCAGTTATTTCTACAATCTCTTCAAGGTTATAATCCCCCGGCTTTCTGCCTCTTTTGGTGATATGAATTTTCAAAATGTCTTCGCGGGTTTTTTTGCTCGGAAGGTCAACAAAGAAAATTTCATCAAGCCTGCCTTTGCGAAGCAGTTCGGGGGGAAGGGAGGTTATATCATTCGCCGTTGCCACTACAAACACCGGCTTGTCCTTCTCCTGTAACCATGTTAATAATGTACCGAATACCCGCGCCGATACTCCAGAATCATTACTGCCGCGACTTCCGGCAAAAGCCTTTTCAATTTCATCAATCCATAATATACAAGGCGAAATTGCCTCTGCCGTTTTTATTGCCTGCCTGACATTATTTTCACTTTCTCCCACGAGAGAAGCGAATATTTTTCCAACATCCAATCTGAGTAAAGGCATATTCCAGAGATTAGCAACTGCCTTTGCGGTTAAACTTTTTCCGCAACCCTGAACACCGAGGAGCAGTATTCCTCTCGGCAAAGGGAGTCCGAAAGTTATTGCCGCTTTAGAAAATGCCCTGCCCCGCCTTTTTAGCCATGTCTTTAATTCGTCAAGTCCTCCGATGTCTTCGATTGAATTTTTTGCCGGGTAAAACTCAAGGAATCCACTCTTCCGAATTTCCTGTTCTTTCTCCTTCATTACCAGAGCCGGATTCTTTTTATTCAATCCGGTATTTTCGACGATGGATCTCGCAAAAGCATTTTCTGCTTCTGGTAAGGTCAGTCCCATTGCCGCCTGTACCATAGCCTCCTGTGTTTCAATATCCATATTAATCGGCACATTACCATTAAGTTCTTTTGTCATATTGGATAATAATGTATGGAGTTCTTTTGATTCGGGCAACATGAAATCTATAACGGTAATTTCTTTCTCCAAATGTTTTGGAATTTTGAGAACCGGACTGAGAATTATCACCGTAGCAAACGAGTCTTTCAGATGATTGTAAACATCCCGAAGTTTCCGCACTACCATAGGATTATTCATGTACTGATCATAATCCAGCATTACGAAAAGTGAATCTGAAAGAGTATCACCGGAAAGGATTTCATCCATTGCACCTACCGGATCTCCGCCTTCATCGTTTTCCTCTTCGCTCCATCCTCTGGTACAACTCCAAATTTTCAATTTCTTATCCAACCTCTTGGAAATAGTTTTCAGCATGTCCTTGGATCTCATTTCCTCGTGGCTCACTAAATATATAATCGGATACCTGCTCCTGATTAAAACTTCCAATCTCTCCTCGGTTTTCATAATTTGTCCTCCTCATTTTCTTTTCCCGGTTTAATATATCTTTTTGAATATATTAATTTATAAAGTTCTTCGTCTTTCTTTGCCTTGTGAAAGATGTTCAGTTCTTCAATTCTAGGATCTCCGGCTTCTCCATTACTTATTTGCTTGATCCTTATCAATATATCGATCTCTGGATTATATTCAGATAAAACGATAAGGTGCTCTCCTTTATTTATTAATATATTAGCCACAAGGAGAACCTCCGATAGAAATTGCCTCAGTGATTTTTTCGTTGTAATAATCGGCGGTTAATTCACTACTTGAAACCGTGCCTATTGCTTTCTCAATTTCTTTTGTAAGGTCTTTGCATTTTTTGCCGTTACCTTTAGTAACATGTATTGACGATTCACCATTATTAAATACTGATATTGCTACCTCTTGTCCAGAGGAATAATCAGTACCTTTTATCAAAGTTGAAACATCGGTTTCTTCGATTTTACAAGTCATGCCCTTTATTCTCAATTGGCGAAGGATCTTTCGCTTTGAATATTCGCGTGGAAATTCATTGAGGATTTTGTTTTCTGCTCTATTATATCCGAAGGCATCATAAACCATTTCGCCTGCCTTATTAAAGCCGCCGCGATAATGTCCTGCACTCATTTTACCTTTGGCTTCAAATAATAAAGGAAGTTTTTCTTCTGATCTTCGGGGAGCATATCCTAAAGGGAATTCGTTTTTAAGAGTTTTGAATCCCTTTTCTTTGAGGATTTTTTCAGCAAGGACTAAATCTAATACCTTGCATTTAACCGTTGTGATATGTGACATTGAGAGTACCCGCCTTTCATTTATTTACTTTTTACCGTTTTTACCGGCTGTGGATATATGGCATCAACCGCATCCCGGATTAATTGACCATAAGCACACCCGCGATCTTTTGCAACCCTTTTTAATATTTTAATTTGCCTATTAAAAAGATTGACGCTTATTAATTTTTTTTCGTTATTATTTATCGCCATTTTAGAACCTCCTTTCTTTATTTCTATAATAATTATATATTATATTTTTGAGAATGTCAAGGGGTTTGTAAATTTATTTTTACATCACCATCAAACATAATCCGAAAACTACCATCGCAACTAAAATCAGAATTCCTGTTTTAATTACCTCTTTCATAAGAACCTCCATTTCTTGGTTTTGTTTTATCTTGTATTATATTATATTGTATTGTATTGTATTGATAGAACTTTCTAAGAGAAGTCTAAGATGTTTCTAAGAGGGAAGTCGCTTAGTGTTGATATGATTATATTATTCATTATATTTTTATATTCCTTTCACTTTATGTTTAATTCCGGTGTTCCAACTGTCAATAAGAATAATTAATCCTAAACCAAGCCCTGCTATTAAAACATTACCGATAGAATGATTTATAAATGGCATATTTCTGTCCCTCAACATCCTGTAATAATTCACAAACTAATCCTTCGGTTATCATTTCTGTTCGCCCTCCAATTTTTTTATTATTTGCAAAACTTGATCTATAAATTCAACGCGATATTTATTTCCACACTGAGGACATTCTGCCGGAATATAATATGCAATTTCAACAAGAGTTAATACCCTTCCGCAGGGACATTTAAAAGCATGTAATTCCTCCAGATATTCAAAATCATAACGCCAAGATTTATATAACATTTTTAGTAATTCGTTCATTTTAATCGTTTTCTCCATATCTTCTTTCATATGTTTCGATAAACGATTTAGCCTGCCGATATTTTATATTCCAATCTTCTGCTCTCTTTGTCGTTTTTTCGATTTTTATTCTATAATATTCCTTATTCACTTCTTCGATTGAATTAAAAACCTCTTCTTCTCTATATCGCCTTGGTGATATTTCATTATCCATTGAATATAATATTTCAGTAGGACGATTAGCACAAGCTTCAATCCAAACACCCTTTATTCTATCTTGCCTGATTACTATGCCAGAAGAAGAATAAGCGACAAAATAAACTGAAAATCCTACCCAATATTTTGTTTCAATTTGCATGATTATATTCCCTCCACTTCAAATTTAATATCACAAGTGATAAATTCCTTTTTTATAATCATTTCTCTTAAAACTTTCATATTATTTCTCCTTTTCCTTCCTGCTTGAATCCATATTAGGCGGTGTTAGACGCTCCTGACGCTGTTTTTCTATGTATCCGGGTATTAGAGGGTTATATCATCGGCTTTCCGTTGAATCCTCTCGTTTAAGGCTTTCAAATTGGTTATCGCTCCCGGAAGTTTCACGGCTATATAATAGAGAATCTTTTCCTGAACATCTTTAACTAAACAAGGCTCTGTAAATCCATTATATCTGCCGATATTGCCGATGTCTTTTATCATGTTTTCAAATTGATTTTGAGACTGTGCTATCAACTTGCCTCTACTTTCCTCTTTAATTATTTTTCGCCCCTCCTCCAGAGATATAAGTTTTTCACTAAATGTTCTCCATGTTTTGTTTGCAGATCCCCACTTATATCCACTAAAGCGAATCCACTTAGTTATTTTTCCGTCGGATTCTATTACCTTTATCATTCTTGTATTAACACCCGTTACCTCAGCCTCTTTAATAATGTGATACTTATCTGAATATGAATCCCTCAAAACCATCAACTTATCACCGATATTTACTTCTGTTTTCCAGAATCCCATATTATTCACCTTCCTTTATCTTCAGGTCATTAACTGCCTGTATTTTTATTTCCTGTCCACTTCCGGCTACGAAGGGTTCCTCTAGCCGAAGAATAGCCCTGCCCAATGCCCGATTATATAAGGCAATGCAGTAATCCATCATTCCTCCCTTCAGTTCCTCATGATCCGTACTGTTATTGAACAGGAGAGATACTTCGCTAGTTATTTCATATCTCTTTTTCGTTTCCCTCATTTCTTGTATTGTCATTATGAAAACCATCCTTTCTCTGCCCGATCTCTGTATGCCTCATATTCGATAGCCGCCTCCAGAATCAATTCCTGAATTGCCACCGGCAGGTCTTTGTTCTTTTGCTCAACATAAGCACACGCCCTTCTTTCGTGCGGACGCTTTGCCCATTTATTTTTCCAATTCCAGGATCTCCCATAATCATCATAAATATTTTTTGGCAATCTCTCGTGAAAATCACGAACATGCCCGAATTCATGAATACAAATTTCTACGAATCTTTCAGCAGTAAAAAGATAACTGTCCGGGCGGAAACGCTTTGAAAGAGTAACATCAATTTCTGATTTACTATCTTCATAAATATAACTTCCACGCCTTGCCATTCCGCAAGCCGTGCCGTGTTTGATATTGACAACTTCTGTGAGCGAAATTACCCGGCAGTATTTCGCAACTGCCCTGACAAGTTTTTCCACAATTATCCGAAGAGGCTTATCCTTCGGAAAACTTTTTTTGAATTCGACCTTCATGCCGTCCTCCTCATTTTTTTTACCTTCTATATATATTATATATTACTCTAATACAAAAGTCAAGGGTTTTGGAAAAATAAATTATCCGCTTTGAACCTATATAGGAGTAAGACTTGCGCGATTTTACAATTTTGCAAGAAAAATATTTTCAGGTAAAAGAAAAAATTCCCTGCGAAATTACAAGGAATTTTAACTGCTTGGCTTCCTTATTATAAAGCACCTTTTTGGCTTAGAATCTGATTTCGGATTTTTATTATTAAATCTTCCGGCGAATTATTTACGCCGAGGGATTCTTTCCATACGATTTTTTCCATTCGTCCGAAACTGACAACTTTTTTTAATGCTTTACCGAACCGCTTTACTGCTGGGGTTTGTTTTCCTCTTGCCTTCGTCAATATCCATTCGGCAAGCATGACATCGCCAGAATCGGGAGGATCATTACCCGGTGATCTGAGGCTTTGCAGGATTGATTTTAGTGACCTTATTTTTTTTTCCCTCTCCGAGAATTTTCAGCTCTGCTTTTAAATCGAATACCGCCGCCTCAATTAGATTCTCCAATGACTCAATCGGGAACTTCGGAAACTTAGCCTGTACCTGAGTAAGAACCCATGCAAATTTAGCCGCCGTATCCACATTGTCCATGCTCTGCGAAGCTGCCCTGACGAGGAAATAAATAACATCCTGAACCGCCCCGGATTCGACATTCTCAATTCTGTTCTTGATAAAAATAAAAAGATATTTGATCAATATGCCGATTACCGGAGTAAATACCGCCAGAATGAGTAAGGCTGTTAACTGCGTAAGATCCACCTGCTTGATAATCTCCTGAAAAATTTCTTGAAACATAAAATTTCTCCTTCGTTATATTATTTTTTTATATCTATAATAAGACCTGCCGAACTAAATTCTATCGGCTGATCGTTAATAAGGATCGTACTTTTCACCGCTCCCGTTTTAGGTTCCTTGCGGATATATATTTTCAATTTATCCAACTGCTCCTCTTCTCTGATATTAAGCAAAGATAAAGTATTCATCGGATCTTGATGTTCTCCGTTTCTTGTAGTTTCAAAATGAAGCATGGGAGGCATACCGGTATTTGTATCGTCAATGAATCCTATAATTTGACCTTCGGATATATATTGACCTATCTCTACAGCAATTCTATCAGCGATAACCTCACAATAAAGATACTCAATTCCTTCCGCAACCTTGATACCAATTCCCCATGTGTGCTTATAAAAAGAACCTATCCAAGCCACCTGTCCGGCACGAATAGCATGAACCGAATCCCCATATTTTCCGTACATATCCACGCCCTTATGAAGTCTTGATCCTCCGTCCCTTGGGGCGTGATATTTTGAGGCTCCTCCCCATGTAGGATCTGCAAATTGCTTTTTCAATTTATCCAGAGAAAAATCTTTCAGTGGAAATTTTGCCATACTATCCTCCCATACTTTTTGTTATCAACATGGTGAAAAAAAATGATATTGCACTTACTGTAACTCCGATAACAATGGCAAATATCAAACCGGTTTTTTTGTCAACATATTTTTCCTTTTCTCCGTTGATGGTTATAATTCTTAAAACATCTTTACATAGTTTATTTTGATCGTTTTTTATTGCCTCTAATGTATCATGTATCTCTCCGAATTCCTTTAAGGATTCATCCTTGAATTCAAGAAATCGAGCCTCCAAATATTTTATTATAGTTGAATGTCTTGTAATTTCGCCATCCATATTTACTTCTCCCTTGCTCTGATTATTTTTTCGATTCTAATGCTGTAATTCTTGCTTCCAACATATCCATTTTATCCTCTTTTTCTTTTTCGGTCAAGGGACACCAGCCTGCTTTTACATATTTTTCTGCCTCCGATCTACTAGTAACTCTTCCAGATAATCTTTCGATGAAATCCTCTGCCTCGTGGGTAATATTTATATTTTTCTGTTCGATAATAATATGTTCTTTCACGATATTATTTATCTTCATGCGAAGAATTTTATCATGGGCTTTTTCCTTACTGTCTTCATCTTCAAAATATAGGGATAAAGAACCATCTTCATTATTTTCAAAAGAAGCCTGCGTATGCTTTTTCAAATTGCCCCTGTCTTCTTCTGCCACATTCGTTAACAGAATCTCCTTTCGGGCTATCATTACCTTGCCCGGCGAAACTCCCAGAACCTTTACTTTGCTTAAATCCATAATATCCTCCTATGTAATATTGTCCGAAATTAAGGTATCCGTTCCAAAATCTGCGTATGAGGCAGTTAAATTACCACTCAAATAATTATTACTTATTTCATTGTAAAAGCAAGTTGCGTCATCTATATACACACCGTAACCCTGCGTAATTCCGGTAATATGGTTGCCAATGATCTTCTGGACATTCGCGCTTTGTTTAATATTTATACCCTCTAAAGCGCCGGGAGTAGTTTGTGAATTATCTAAAATATGGTTCATAGAAATTATCCCATAATCTACTGTATTAATAATCTGAATTCCCACATCACCATTTTCTTGGATTATATTTCCCGACATACAAAATTTGCCAGAAAAAGAACTAAAAATGCCATTATCTCCATTTCCAATTATATTGCAATTTGTTATATTGACATTTAGGCAAGGATTCAATACTATGCCCTCTATACTGATACCATTAAGTGAATTATAAGAAATTTTCGCTTGTACAATGTCGATATTACTTCCGCCGTCTATAATAATACCTTCGCCGAAAGGGCCATTGTCATTCATTTCACAGTTTTGTATTATCAAATTAAAATCAGATGCCGGTATCGGGAATATCTCTACGACTGAAACATTATCCACGCCTGTCCCGGAATCATCAGCACCTACAGTTCCAAGGATTTCCACTTCATCAGCACCAGATCCAGAATCAGAACTTCCTACTTCAGCAAATATTCCGAGAGTTTCTACACCTGCCCCTGTTTCCGCTATGGGTACTCTGGCATTAACTCCTACCGTGTCAACTCCAGCACCTGAATCGGTTACTGTTACTTTCGCCAGAATTCCTATTGAATCAGAGCCTTCACCTTCATCATACATTTCATCATAGTATTCAACAGTAAGCCTTGATAGATATGTTCCCCCTGCGTGATCGGTAAAGATAACAGAGGAGTCTAAACTTGTTTCATTATTGAGAACATCATGCCCTTCTCTTATCCCAAAGGCAGTATCCCCTGTTTTATCTATTAAAGCAAGCCCAGCATCATTGAGCGTGAAGGTTACTGTCAATCCTATGGTCATATCATTCAGGGAAATTCTATCACTTAATTCTGTCGGATTTGTAACGGTATTACCACATAATGCAAAATCTCCGACAGCAAGGTTTTCAGTATCAACCTGCTTTGATTCAACAAGAACGAGGAAATTATCCCCATCATTATCCTCGTTTTGTAATCCTACCGCATAACCCATTATTATTGTAGCCCCAAATATCGTAACTCCATCCGGTAAAGGAGAAGTATCAAATGATGTAAAACTTCGTTCGATCTTTCGGAGTGCGAAACTATCTTGACACCCTGCAGAACAATATGAATTTGTTTTTACACTACCCGGATCTAGGGCATGTGCAGTTGCCCAATCTGCCTCAAATCCCGTTGAAACAGATCCGCTCCCAAGGGTAATTTCATCAAATTCAAGCGTCTTTTCTTCGGCGGTATATGCCGTGATGGATAACGAATCCGCTCCTGAACCTGTTTCGGAAATCGGTATTGCGGCATTAATTCCTACCGTGTCCACTCCCGTTCCTGTATCGGAAACTGACTTAAAAGATTTGTCCTCAACCGCCGAATACTCTTTTATCAGAGCATCTATTCCACAATTATATTCTGCTTTTATCCATGCAACAGGACGAACAGAATGAGAATAACGGGCTTCGTCAATTATTCCATCAAAGAAATTTCCGACAATATTGCCACCGATCTTAAAAACAACATCAGAGGCATTCGCCGCTCCGCCTGCTATCAAGGCACTATCCGTTGCCCCGTCAAGGTAAAATTGAATTCCGTTCGTTGCATTTATGCTTACTGCAATATGATACCAATTCGTATCGGCTATTGCCGTGTTGGGATATTGCCATCCTGCCCCATTCGTATAAAAACCCGGCTTATCTTGATTCGCATCCGCCGTACCCCAAAACAACCAATATATTCCTTTTGTTCCCGTATTATTATAATTCGTGAAAATTGCATGATGACCTGCCCCGGTGGACTCCCGCTTTATCCATGCTGATAATGTTATTGTATTCGTGTCGGTTATAACATTTGAGAGTGTAATTTCATCCGAAGTTGTAGTTTCAAAATCTTGCCCCTTACTTATTTCTCCCGCTATTTCTATGGGCTGATTAGCCGCCGCTTTTGTTCCATCATCATCGTTGGAAGTTGAATCCGTAACTGTTGAAGTTGTTGCATCTATAAGATGTTGAATAAACTTAAAATCAGAATCCCATACATTCTCTCCAACGGCAGAACCAAGATCCCCGATATAAGTATCATTATCCGCCTGAGCGGAATCGTAATAAATATATAATTCGGTATCCGTTGTAGAATCCAGAACGAGATCCGACTTACTTACCCATATCCAAGCCTTCTCGTTTGCGTTATCCCATTGTTCAATCTCTGCATAAATCTCCGTTTCCCCGTCCGACTTGGTAATTGCGATCTTATGGCTACTTGCGCCTAATTCATCGAATATATCGGAAACATCATCAGTCCCGCTTCCGCTTGACGCTGAAAGATAAACGAGAACCGGAAAATGGGTAAGATTCGCGTCTATCTTAGTTGCATCGACTGTGATTTTATGACGATATTGCCATGTGCCTAACCATGCCATTATTTACCCCTTTAAGAAAGAGTGATTTCCAGAGTCAATTCCCAAGTTTGCCCAGCAGTTTTTGTTCCCTGCGCACTACATTTACGGTTCAGCATTGTACCCGCCGCCGCCGCATTAAATACGCCGAATTCTTCCCATGCAATATTACCAACTGCTGACCCAAAATCTGATTGAAATGTCACTTTCTGTGTCGCAGAAGTAGGATAACCACCATTCATTCCGACACGAACCGCCGTCCCTCCGATTAAATCGGTATCCGTTGCTTGAGCGGCTGTATTATCCGCTCCAACTCCGAGATAAGCGTTTGCATTATCGAATCCCTGACCTCCTGCGGCTGTTACTAAATCCCACATCAGATTAATTCCGGTATTAACCAGAATATTGCCTTTGACCTCTGCTGTTTCAAAAGGTTTATTTGCCGCATGGTCTTCATCGTTGGCAAATTTCCGAATTATCCATCTGGTTTTATGTCCTACCGATTGAGTTATAACCGTGCCTCTTGTATTATATCTTATGCCCCTTCTTCTTCTACTCCTCATGTTCTTACCCCTTTCGTTATCTTATTTTTTATTATATCAGAAACCGCCACGATCTCCTATATAGACACCGTATCTATTTTCATTACAATCACACTTATCTATCAATCCAATTGTAGCATACTGAGGAATATAAATACCCGCTCCAGCAGAACTATATATAACAAGGTTTGATAATTCGTAATTAAATACTGATTCCACTCCAGAATCTCCATAAATAATTATATTATCCAGCGTTTCATCTTCCCCTTCAATACATAAATCGCATATTATAATATTTTCTATATCCCCGCCTGTAGCATGAATTTCAAACATGCGGTGATTAGGAACTGTCCCTACGACATATACGAGAACCGTTGCCCCTCCTGCACCCTGAATTGTTACATTCGATTTTTCTATCAGAATTGTTTCGGCTATTTCATACTCTCCTTGGCGAATATATACCGTGCCGCCGTCCGCGGGCAGGGAATCAATTGCCTCCTGAATATCAGTATATTCTCCCTCTCCGTTTATATCCACAAAGACAGCGAAGGCGTTTCTTGGTATAGAATTATTCTCCGTGAATACCAGCGAAGTTACCGGGGCAGAATCAAAATCTTCTTCCGCTCCACTCGGCCCAACGCTCACCACCTTGATATAATAAGTTTCTCCGCTATAAGAAATTCTGCCGGTCTTGAATGAATTTCTATTCGTTTCACCGATACAGGTAAAAACCTGATTCTGCGCAGGACATGACAGGTAAATTTTACAGCGATCCCATATTCCATTCCCCAAAACATATTCCGGTTTATTGAAAAATATCTGGATAAAATTTTCCCGAACTCTCTGCTCATTCAATATGGTTTGTAATTCTGCGGTTAAACTTGTAACTGAAAGAGGAGCTTTTAACGGATTCGGCAGAAGCGTTTCTACTCTTACGGGAAGGGTCATTGCCTCTAAATCGTAAACATCAGCATCATATTCAATTGCTACAATATGCCGGGTTAAATCTATATTCAGGTCAATCTTTAAAATCCTAAATTCTTTATAGAATACCGTACTCAATCCATAGGTATAAACCGTGTCCCTTGCCTCTGGAATAGTTACAAAAGCATCCGTAAAAGTGATAATCCTTCCGACGATACTGCTAACCGTTTTTTCAATTATCGTATCATCCTGCACCCGGATCATTACTTTATATATCGAAATACCATCATCAACTAAATCATCCCGGTCAACCTCTATTATTCCGAATCCTCCGGTATTATAAGCATTTACAATTCTACCGCCCAATCCCCATTCCGTTATATCGGTTTGAACGGCAATTACATCCCCTATTTCTGCGGACAAAGCATCCAGCGAACAATCGAATTCTATGCCCATTGTCGTGGCAATACTTATATTATACTGATAAAGGGCTTCCCTCTGTGCTTGAGAGGCACGAGTAATTCCATAAAGTTGTATTTCTTTTGCCTGTTCGTTTCCTACCACCACCAAGGGATATTGAACTATATCACGGCTGTAATTTTCTTCTGCCTGAGCATTATTAAAATGGACTTTTACCACATTGAAAGATTCTCTTGCCGAAATATATTTGCCTTTGAAAGAATTTTCTACCATGTTTCCAACTGTGAATAATTGAGATACCGCTTCTGCTTCGTCTGGCAAAACCCGATATTGTCCATCGCTTTTTATTGGAAAGGCTCTACCTGTCTTTGCAATTATTTCGAACCAATCTATAGCAAATTTTTTCGTGTCCACTACTATACCGATTTTATGACGATCTTCATCTGTTGTAGTCCCGGTCATATCGTCAACTTGCTCTTCACAATAATCAGCCCATGCTTTAAAACTGTCTTTGTCTATATCAATATCTTCATCAGTAAGCCATGCTCCTAATCCATATCTTTCATCGGTCATTAAATCTAATAATGCCCATGCTGGATTTTCGCTGTATTGATTCACCCATGCCGCGCCATTCCATACATCAACTTTCCTGCCTTCGACTATGCAGGTTATTTCAGGCACTTGACCATTCACCAATTCAGCCTGTATATTCATCACTCCGAGTAAAGCCGTGTTTGCATAATTGTACGGATAATCGAATCCGCATACAAGACCGCCAGAAGTTAAATGACCAAGACCGGGATCTCCCCAGCGAACCTTTGCACTTCCTTCTACTATCGTAACTGTGATTTTTATATCATAGATTGCTGATCCGGCCCCACATCCTTCTTCTTCCAAATTAATCGTGCCAAGAGAATATAATTGCTGGTGCATCCAATCCTGCACAGTCGTTTCTGGATAAAACTCTACATATGCCCCCACTCCGGTTAAACGGGCTTCTCCTTTTATAGTAATTGTACCAGCAGTTTTATATGTGCTTCCTGCATGGGTAAGGGCAGAATTATTTTTATATAAATCGTAAATTACGAAAACACAATCTATCGTATCGCAAGCAACTAAATTTGTATAGGTATGAGTATAGACTCCTATCGGATCTGTAATATCACACATTAAATGATTTACTGTTTCATTGAATCCCGTCTGCCTAAAACCTGTAAGAACCTGCCCTGCCGTTCCCATTAATTCTTGTGTCCACACATCGGGAAAATCGGCCACGGGCTTTCCATCAATTGTTATATCGGATATACTTTCAATTTCGCCTTCCGATATTGCCAGCAGAATTGATAACATATCTCCCCTACTTGGACTTGAATATAATTGAGTATCAATTCTATGCCCGGATACCTTGTGCTTTCCATAAATAATGGGGATGGCAACTCCCGCCCCGTCCGTATTCAGTCTGCCTCCCCACGAAAAATGCTTCACTCCAAAATCAAAATCAAATTGAGGAGCATCCGGGGTCTTGGGAGGAACCGCAAAAGATAAGGCTCCCATCATGGTATAACTCAAAAGCCCCCAACCTACCGCCCCTGCCGCCCATCCTGCAACACTACCAAGTAATGCACCAACAATTATACCGCCACGCAATACCTGATCATGCTTCCTATCTTTCTTTTCAATAACTACCATATCTATATATTCCTTTTACCCGCTTCGTATGCCTTGATAACGGCTCTATAACCACTCCAATACCTTCCCTATTATGTATAAATTTCCTCTTGGAAATCATTATCCCTATATGACCGACACCGCGATCCCATAGACCGAAATCCATTATTACAAAATCATCCTTCATCGGTTCTTTAACCTTCTTTAATGAATTGCTCTCTACGGCGTTTTTAAGGGCGTTAGCGGCACTTTTAGCCCCTTCCGTGAAATCTGATAAGCGAATCCCCAAAACCTCTGCTGAGAACTGTTTGGCGAATTCCCAACATCCGAACTTCTCTGTATATTTGATACCGAGATATTTTTCTATTTCTTTATTTATTTTCATTTTATCGGCTCCGATATATACGGGAAAAAGTCTTTCGTAAAAATTCTGCGCGGCAACATAATACCCATAACATCCTCCACTTGTCCTAAAGTTATTTCCACCAATTCAGCACCAAAACTTGAACTTTCTATTCTATAATTTTCTGCATCTGTATAAGCATCTGGATTATTTACATTCACTATCTGGACATCTACCCTCTTTTTGCGGAATCCATCATATTGAAAAAGTAAAGCCTGCATGACGCGATCTGCGTTTGACAACCGAATTGTAAAGTTCTGCAATTGACTATCTCTTGACTTATTTATCGCGGTACAATCCATCGGAAGCCGTGTATAGACCTCTCCATCGAATGTAATATCATCTGAATAATTCGTATATCTTAGAATCGTCAAGGGTAAAGCAGAAAGGTAAAAAGTAAAAAGAAAAGCCCAAGGGCTTCCTTCTAATTTATTTTTTTCGATGATTCCATCAACTGTTAATCCGGGCATTAAAACACCTCTCTTAATTCAACGGTCAAATTAAACCTTGCATTCGCTTGACTTGTCGGATCTATAGGATCTCCCGGATACACCACGATGGCAACCGGAAATTCATCACTCATAAACTTACAAGTTATCCATTCGTTTTTGCGTGGATGAAACCATGAGAAACTTTGATGGGAACCTCTTTGAGTATTAAAAAATTCATTCAATTCCTCCATGTCTGCACGATTGATTAAATCATATCTCAATTTGAAGGTTTGTAAACCCTTGCTCCATCGCGGTCTGCTGGATTCATATCCATTCTCAAATCTTGCCTTGATAACATTATCCTGCGTGTTGAATTCTTCATAGAAACATTTTGTTTCAGGATAAACACCCAATGCCATTATACAACACTCCTTATTGTACGCTTCGTTACACCATTCATCATTATATCGCCGGAAATTACATTGATTATTTCATTCGCCGATGTCTTGAATTTGCCTATGAATGAAGGATCAAGAACATTATAAATGCTTAATTCCATAGGCGTTCCACCCGATTTGTCGGTTATCATAGCCTGAACTGCTCCGCCGGGCATGGGAATTATCGCTTCCTTCATCGTGCCTTCGCCTGCTTTTACCCAAGTTGGCTTATCAACTATTGCACCCTGAGCGGCTGTAATTGTAGGAAGAATAGTATTTATAAAACTACTTCCGCCTGCCGCCCTTGTTGCTCCTCCTCCCGGCATTGACAGTCCCGGCAAAAAAGATAAAAGTTTATTTGTTACTATCTGGGCAAAAAATGAGGCTATCGTTTTTTGTATTGCCTCCATCAATCCACGAAAAGCATCCGAGAAAGTTTTTAACTGCCCGGTGAATAAATCTGAAAAGAAATTCTGAAAACTTCC